CAAGTTCTTTATCAAATGATGATGGCTCCAGATACTTATGGACACTCAGCATCAAACTTTGTAAGAAGTTGGTATGAGAAAACAAAAGAAGAAAATGGTTTAAATGATGTAGATTCAGCGTTAGAAATAATGGTTGATGAACTTGGATTGAATGAAAACCTTGCTGACGGTAAGCGTAAAGGCAAAAGCAGACCAGGGCGTGTAAAACGTGCAGGTGCTAGTTGCAATGGTAGTGTTACAAGTTTAAGAAAGAGAGCCAAGAATAGCTCAGGTGAGAAAGCGAGGATGTATCATTGGTGCGCAAACATGAAGAGTGGAAGAAAGAAAAAGTCATAGAACTATTCCCAGACACTAGCGACATAGAAACAAGTCATTATGTTGCCAAGTTAAAAGAACACGAACTCCGGCGAGCCAGCACTAACGAACGACAAAACTACTGGAAAACATACAGGGAATACTTAAAATGAAGATGAACGAAATAGTAAAGGAAACTACAACAGCGGGATCTGTTGCAAGCGTTGCTACACCTGTGGGTGGATTAGTAAGTCGTCAAATGAAAAATCCAGACGGTACTGTAAAAAATGCATTAGACGTTGATATTAATGTATTAGGTCACAAAAAGAAAAAATCAAAAAGCAAAAATAAAAAATGAAAAAACTATTCATTACCTTTGGTTGTAGCTGGACCATGGGTGTAGGAACATACTATTATGAAGGTATGTCAGAAAAAGAATACTATAATACATGGGACAGGCCGGAAGGCACTTTTCGTGAAATTATCGCTAAAGAGTTAAGTGCAGACACTTTAAATTTTAGTATAGGCGGAACAAGTAATCAAAAACAATTTAGATTTGCAAAACACTTTTTTCCAAGTGACGAATTTAACAATATAAAAGAAAAGTATGACGAAATTATAGTACTTTGGGGTATAACATCTACTGCTAGAACAGAAATATATGACTACAGAACACAGGATCTTAAAAATATAATTCTACCTAATCCTAAATTCAGTTGGCAAAAAGTAGTCAACAATGAAAACTACATTATAAAACAATGGATGAGATTTTTTTATAATCATGATCATGAAGTACATGCTCTTGCAAAAGAAATGCATTTTTTTAACAGTTACTTTGCAGCATTAGGTATTAAAAACTACTGGTTTGACACATTTAATCATCATGATTATGAAAAATCGCACCCTGCTGTAGCCAATTTCAGCACAGACGAATATACAGTTGAAAAAGATCGTAGACAAAAAGATCATGATCACCCTGTTACAACCACTATCAAAGAAGTAAGTGTAGATAAAAACAAAACAATAGATAATATGCTATTTTATAATCGCAGTCCTAGAGATATATGCAGTATACTTTGTAAAAATGCTGGGATGAAAAAATTAGATAAAGAGTATCATACTTCAACCTACAAAGAAGATACAAATAGAATAAAATTTTTAGCAGAAAATAAAATTGTTAACCCATATAGCTATCATCCAACAAAATACGGACATCAACTAATAGCAGAATTAATACTAAAAGAAATAAATACACTATAATACGTATTATGGAGCAGCTCAATGAGAGATAAAGAAATTAGTGAAGGCTTAGGTGATATGGCTCACATGGCTGAAAAAGACCATGAAGTGCAGATGGCCAGAGCAGACCTATACAAAATAGCAAAGTATTCAATCAAACTCCACGAAATGCTAAAGAATGTTTCTGAAGCAGAAGGATTAGAAGGTTGGGTACAATCTAAGATTACAAAAGCAGCAGACTACTTAGGCTCAGTATATCATCATTTAGATTATGAACAAGCAACAGGCGAACTTGGTGAAGGCGCAGGTAAGCATTGTTCATCTAAGTGCTGTGGAGAAGATGTAAAAGCAGAAGACTGTAAATGTCCTCCAGACTGTAAAGGTTGTAGTTGCAACGCAGTAACAGAAGCAACAGAAAAGGCATCTTGTGGATGCGGACCAAGCTGCTCACATTGCGGTGGTAAGCATTCAATGAATGAAGTTGGTAAAAAATGTGAGTGCTGTGGTAAAGAAATTAAAGCAGTTGCAGCAGAAGGTAAATCACCTCACAAAAAAGGTACTAAAAAGTACAAGAAGCATATGGCAGCAATGCATGCTGAAAGTGCTAACGATACTTACAAACAAAGACTACATGCCAAACTTGCAGAAAGATCATTAACTAAAGACGAGTCAAAAAAAAAGAAAAGTACGTAAAGGGCATGAAGAAAGCCAAAGGCGATTTTAAAGATCGTTATGGCAAAGATGCAGAAGCAGTAATGTACGCAACAGCAACTAAGATGGCAAAGAAGTAATATGGATTGGCACAAACTACAGCACAAACTTTTCGAAATGGACCCAAGTGATCCAAGAGAAGATCTAGCAAAACTTCAACAAGCTGCTCAAGGCGGAGGTGATCTTACAAACGTACCGCCAACGAAGAATTACCTAGAAGAAAGTGCTGTAGTTGAAAAAGGTTCAATGCCGCTAGGTATTGACAGCATTGCAGATTTTGCTGCACTTGCAGGTGTTCGCGTAGACGAAAAACAAAAAACAGGATCCGCAGGTCAAGCCAAGGGTAAAGATCCTATGCCAAAGACAAGCACTCCTAGCACAACAGGAGAACAACCACATCCATTAAAGGATAAACTTGTCGGCGAAGCAGACATCGATGAAGGGCCATTAGATGCTGTAAAAGGAATGGCGTCATATGCCAAAAATCAAATCAAGCACGGAATGGATAATGCAGGAAATTTTCAACAAAGTTTAAAAACAGCTCCAACTAATCAACAATCACAACAAACTCAAGGCAAAGTTAAAGGAACAGTAAATCCCCAAAAATTAGTTGGCGATTTAGGTGTGCGTGATCCTAAATTGTTAGCTATGGCAATACAGAAAACAAAATCTGGTAAGCAACTTACCAGAAATGAAATGAACTCAATGGCAGAAGCATTCCAAAGACTTATGCAAATGGATCCAGCACAAACACAAAAGGTTATGATGCAACTTAAAAGAATGGAAATGGAACCTACTGAATCAAAAGACCCTAGACTAATCAAACCACGAGATCCAAATGCACAAAAACTAAACGACCTACGCAAGAGTGGTGCGATGGGTGCGCACAAAGATAAAAAGAAACTTGCAAAACAAGGTTATGCAAAGCATAAAGGCAAACAGTACGAATCAATTAAAGATATGCTGTATGCAAAACTAGCCGAAAAAAAGTAAAATATTACTTGACAAATTCCTAAATATACCATATACTTAATACTAAGTTAGACACTCAAAAGGAGACTATATATGGGATCTCGTACCTATGGTGCTGAAGAAAAAGCCAAACTAGAACGTCTAGTGCGTGAAGGCGTTACAGTATTACAAGAAGTAGAAGATTTAAATGCTGGATTAAAAGAAACTGTAAAGGCTGTTGCAGAAGAACTAGATATCAAGCCTAGCCTTATTAACAAAGCAATTAAGATTGCACAGAAACGTGACTGGGATTCGCATGCAGATGCGTATGACGATTTAGAAACACTCATTACTACTTTAGGATATGACAAATAAAACAAAACCTTATCAGTGGTTAGCATGGTTTAGCACAGTATCTTTATTACTGTCTGCTACGCTTGCTGCTTTTAATGTTTATCCTCTTTATGTTTGGGGATTCATTATTAGTAACACACTATGGATGATTATTGGTATCCTATGGAGGGAGAAAAGTTTAGTCGTAATGAACTTTGGACTAACTATAATATATGTAGCAGGATTGCTATATGATTTCGCCGCATAGGCATGTAGATGGTTAAGTTGGCCATAAGCAACGAAGGAGAAAAATTGAATGCCATACGTTGATGCGATGTTTGATCGTGATCAAGATATTATCCGTGTCGTGGAGCGTCGTGACGGCAAAAGACACTATCAAGAATATCAAGCAAAATATACTTTTTACTATGAAGATCCTAAGGGCAAGTACAAAAGTGTGTACGGAGATCCCCTTACACGAATTGTTTGTAAAAATACAAAAGACTTTCGCAAAGAAGTTGCTATTAACAAAAGCAAAAACTTATTTGAAAGTGACATCAATCCAATCTTTCAGTGTTTGAGTGAACACTATCTAAATCAAGACGCCCCTAAACTAAACATTGCGTTCTTTGATATTGAGACAGACTTTGATCCAGAGCGCGGGTTTGCTGATCCAGCAGATCCTTTTATGCCAATTACATCTATATCTGTGTATTTGCAGTGGCTAGAAACAATGGTATGTCTTGCTGTTCCGCCTAAAACACTTACAATGGACCAAGCAAAACAAGAACTAGAAGGCATTGATAACGTAATGTTGTTTGAACGTGAAGGTGATATGATTGACACGTTCTTAACACTTATTGAAGATGCAGATATTTTGTCAGGTTGGAACAGTGAAGGTTATGATATTCCGTATACTGTAAACAGAACAAGTCGTGTACTAAGCAAAGACGACACAAGACGTTTTTGTTTGTGGGGACAGTTGCCTAAGAAACGTGAATATGAAAAGTATGGGAAACAAGCAGTAACATTTGACTTAGTAGGTCGTGTGCATTTGGACAGTTTAGAACTGTATCGCAAATACACATATGAAGAACGTCATTCATATCGCTTGGATGCAATTGGTGAGATTGAAGTAGGTGAAAACAAGGTGCCATATGAAGGCACATTGGACCAGTTGTATAATAATGACTTCCGCAAGTTCATTGAATATAACATTCAAGATACTGCACTACTTGACAAACTTGACAAAAAATTACGCTTTATTGATCTAAGTAATTCAATTGCACACGAAAACACTGTTCTACTGCAAACAACTATGGGTGCTGTTGCTGTTACAGAACAAGGTATTATCAACGAAGCGCACAACAGAGATTTGCGAGTACCTAATCGTCCAAAGCGTGACGACACTGAAAGCACACAAGCCGCAGGTGCGTATGTTGCGTTTCCTAAAAAGGGCTTGCACAAATACATTGGCTCAATGGACTTGAACTCACTGTATCCTTCAGTGATTCGTGCATTGAATATGGCTCCAGAAACTATTGTAGGACAGATACGTCCTGAGATTACAGATGCTCGTGTACACGAAGATACTACACTAAAGAAAAAGTCATTCGCAGGCAGCTGGGAAGGACGCTTTAATGTTGAAGAATATGATGCAGTTATGGAGCAACGCAAAGATGTTGCACTTACAGTTGACTGGGAAGATGGACGTTCAGATGTACTAAGCGGTGCAGAGATTTATCAACTTATCTTTGACAGTCAAATGCCTTGGATGCTAAGTGCAAATGGTACAATCTTTACAACAGAGTTTGAAGGTGTCATTCCAGGTATCCTAAAGCGTTGGTATGCAGAACGTAAAGACATGCAGAAGATGCTGAAGAAAGCTAAAGATGCAAAGAACGATGCAGAGATTGAGTACTGGGACAAGCGGCAACTTGTTAAGAAAATTAATCTTAACTCACTTTATGGAGCTATTCTTAATCCTGGTTGTAGATTTTTTGACAAAAGGATAGGACAGTCAACTACACTAACTGGTAGACAAATTGTTAAGCATATGAGTGCTGAAGTTAACAAAGTTATCACAGGCGAATATGATCACACAGGCAAAAGTGTTATATATGGTGATACAGACTCTGTGTACTTTAGTGCTTGGCCTGCTCTCAAAGACGATGTAGAAAGTGGAGCACTTGACTTTAACATAGACAAGTGTATTACACTGTATGATCAAGTGTGCGAACAAGCAAACACAACATTCCCAGACTTTATGCTGAGAGCATTTCACTGTCCAAAGACAAGGAGCGATGTTATTGCAGCAGGTAGAGAAATTGTTGCACAATCAGGCCTGTACATTACTAAGAAGCGATATGCAGCATTAGTTGTTGATAACGAAGGCTTTAGAACAGACACAGATGGTAAGCCAGGTAAAGTAAAAGCAATGGGCTTGGACTTGCGTAGATCAGATACTCCAGTGTTTATGCAGGAGTTCCTAAAAGAACTGCTACTAATGGTGCTTACAGATGCATCACAAGAAGATGTGCTACAGCGTATTACAGAGTTCCGCAAAGAGTTTGAACAGCGTCCAGGATTTGAAAAAGGTTCGCCTAAACGTGCAAACAAAATTGGACACTATCAACGTCTTGAAGAAAAACAAGGCAAAGCAAACATGCCTGGTCACGTAAGAGCAAGTATCAACTGGAATACACTAAAACGTATGAACGGTGACAAATACTCGCAAGAGATTGTAGATGGTATGAAAGTTATTGTATGCAAACTCAAACCAAATCCACTAGGCTATACTAGTGTTGCTTATCCAACAGATGAGCTACGTTTGCCTGAATGGTTTAAGGAACTGCCGTTTGACGATGCGGCTATGGCGGAAACTATTATTGATAATAAACTAGATAACTTGATTGGTGTGCTTAACTATCCACTAGAAGATACTAAACAACACAACACTTTCTCAAGTTTGTTTGATTTTGGAGACTAACGTGACAGAACACGAACAAATGGTAAAAGACGAGTACAAAGAAGCATCTAGAGAAAATCGTGCGTCTCAACTTGCAGCAGAACTGTCAAAAGAACGTAAACGTCTTAAACAAGAGCTTGCAGAACTACAACACGAAGTTGAAGATCTAACACCTACAACACCTACTGGCACAGTAGACTGGTATGTAAAATGGGCAAGTATGGTACTTGCTGTGATAGGTGTATTTTCAATTAGTGCAGGATTCACAATGTATGGACAAATAGCATACATTCTCAGTTCAATAGGATGGATCTTTGTAGGAATGAGCTGGAGCGATAGAGCAATTATGATAGGATCAAGTATTAGCGGCACAGCAGTTGCTATGAATTTGGTTCAAGGACTAACACAATGAAAATAAAAGTAGAAGTAGAATTTGATACAGAAAAAACACAAGACGAAGAACTAATGCAAAAGCTATTAGAACTTCTTGAAGAACTAAGGGAGCAGCTAGGATGAAGGTAGGATTTACTTGTTCAACATTTGACTTACTTCACGCAGGACACGTACAAATGTTGCGTGAAGCAAAAGAACAATGTGATTACTTAATATGCGGATTACAAGTAGATCCTAACGTAGACAGGCCTGAAAAGAATTCTCCTATACAAACTGTAGTAGAACGTTACACACAACTCAAAGCAGTTGCATACGTAGATGAAATAATTCCATATACATCTGAAAAAGACCTAGAAGATATCTTGACAATGTATCATATTGATGTTAGAATATTAGGTGAAGAGTATAGAGAAAAGGATTTTACTGGCAAGGATATTTGCAAGAAGCGGGGTATCCAGCTACACTTTAACAAACGAGATCACCGCTTCAGCAGTAGCGACTTGCGTAAGCGAGTAGCAGAAAGAGAAAGTAAATGAGTATGAATCCTGTGAGTCGATCATTAACTGACGAAGAACAAAAGTTAGTAGATGAATATATAAAAAATGGTGGAAAAATTACAGTAGGTGTAAGTGGTAAAAGAACAGAAGATATTGAATTCAAAGGTGGCTTTTATACTAAACGCAAAAAACAAAAAGAAGAGAAAGACACCTAATGTGGATTCTATTTGTACTAAGTTTTATACCTGAGTATAATGAATACAAAGTCACAGAATTCAACAGGTATGATTCACAAAAACAGTGTCTAATAAACCAAGCTGTGTTAGAAGCAACATTTGATCAAGATGAAAAGGCAATTTGTGTAAATGAATAAATTTGTTTTTGATGTAGACGGAACACTGACTCCTAGCAGAGGAAAAATAGATAAAGACTTTGCTGCATGGTTTGAGAACTTTGCCAGCCATAATTCATGTTATTTGGTTACAGGTTCTGATAAAATGAAAACTGTTGAACAAGTAGGTTTGTCTATTTACAATCTTGCTGTGAGAGTTTATAATTGCAACGGAAACGATGTTTGGGAGCAAGACACAAATGTACATCAAAATGAATGGATATTAGAAGAAACACCTCACACATTCCTTGCCCAATGTTTAACTGAAAGTGAATTTCCGTTGCGTACAGGACAACATTTTGAACATCGCCCAGGAATGGTAAATTTTAGTGTTGTTGGCAGAGGTGCAGACAAAGAACAACGTGCACAGTATGTACGTTATGATACAAAAAAGGCTGAACGATATAAAATTGCTCACAGTTTCAATATTATGTTTCCATACTTAGAAGCAAAGGTAGGTGGAGAAACAGGTATTGACATTTCGCCAAAGGGCTTTGATAAAAGTCAAATAGTAAATGATTTTGACAGTAATGATACATTAATATTTTTTGGTGACGCAATGCAGTTAGGTGGTAATGATCAACCTTTAGCTAACGCAAATAAAAAAGGTTGCAATTATCATGTGAAACACTGGAAGGACACATGGAGGATACTTAATGAAAATTTTGCTGACAGGTCATAGAGGATACATAGGAAGCAATCTGCTTACACGTCTTACAAAAAACTATAGTGTTGTAGGTATAGACTTAAAAGATGGTTGGGATAGGGACAAACTTAACAATACTCAAGATTTATTAACATGTGAGTTTAATGAAAAATTTGATTTAATTATTCACCTTGCTGGCAAAAGCGGTGTTCGTGAAAGTATTAAAGATCCTGCAGGATATTGGTTGAATAATGTTGAAGCAAGCCGTAGACTATTTGAACATTATGAAGGTACAAGGATACTTTATGCAAGTAGTTCAAGTGCTTATGAACCAGATTTAAATCCTTATGCAGCTTCTAAATATATTTTAGAAGAACTTGCAGAAAGATATAACGCAGGAACAATGTTAGGAATGCGTTTCCACACTGTGTACTCAGATAATTGTCCTAGAAAGAATATGTTCTTTAATAAACTACGTAACGGTACATTAGAATATACAACAAAGCACTATAGAGATTTCATTCATTTAGAAGATATGCTAGATGCAATTGAAATACTCATAAATGCACCACATGTCAATGGTGTTGTTGACATTGGTACAGGGCGTCCAGTGCGTGTTCAAGACTTGGCGCCTAAACTTCCTGTTCGCCTAAATACTCCAGGAGAAAGAGAATGGACTTGTGCAAACATGGAGAAAATGAAAGCACTTGGGTTTAAACCTAAATACGAAATACAAAACTTCTTGACAAAAGAAGGTAATGATAATATAATAGATTTATTCAATGGAGAAACAGTATAATGAAAGATATCTTACAAGACGTTGTTGCACATACACATGCACTTGGTTTTCTAAGTCTAGTTAAAGTTACAGGCGAGGACGAAACAACAATCGACTCAATGGCAGATGATCGTAGCGTAATTCTAAGCGCAACTTCAGGTCATAAAGTGGCAGAAGGCACTTTTGGTATGCCAAACTTAGACAAACTTGCGCTACATTTGAAAAACCCTGAGTACAAAGACAATGCTAAAATTGAAGTTGTACAAGCAGAACGCAATGGCGAAACAGTTCCAACACACATTCACTTTGAAAATGCAACTGGTGACTTCCAGAACGATTACCGCTTTATGAACAAAGCAATTATTGAAGAAAAACTTAAGACCGTTAAGTTTAAAGGTGCAAGTTGGAATGTTACTCTACAGCCTAGTGTAGCTGCAATTGCACGTATGAAGCTTATGAGTGCTGCACATTCAGAAGAACCAACATTTAATGTTAAAACTGTTGATGGTAATCTTGTTTTTAGCTTTGGTGATGCAAGCACACACGCAGGCGAGTTTGTTTTCCAACACGATGTAGAGGGTTCTTTACAGCACACTTGGAGTTGGCCTGTTGCACAAGTACAAAGCATCTTAAATTTAGATGGCGATTTGACTATGAGCATTTCGGACCAAGGCGCTATGATGATTACAGTTGATTCAGGAATGGCAAAATACGATTATATACTTCCAGCACAGAGTAAGTAATGCAAAAAGACTTAACTGCAACACAGAATGATTACGCAAGGTTTCTCCCGGCACTAAGTGGCTTCTATGCCACTTACGTAGGCAAACAGCGTTATGACGAATATGTAGATAAGTCACGTATTCCATCTAACTTTACACACGGTGTAGAGAGTTTAAACTATCTTAACAAACAAGAAGGTCAATTCCAGTACCAGTGGACTCTATATTCAGCAGGACACGCTGATTTAGATACAACTAAAGATGTTCCTAAAGAAGATATGGTACGTAATAGAGATAGAGAAAATAGTTGGATACTTGGCGACTCAGGTGGTTTCCAAATTGGTAAAGGTGTTTGGGAAGGCGAATGGCGTGACCCTAATGGTCCTGAAGTTGCTGCTCGTATGGCAGAAGCTGTTGCAAAAGGTATTGAAATAGTTGAACAACTAGACGAACATGGCAATCCTAAACTTGATAAAAACGGTAATCCTAAGACAACTAAAATTAATCATGCTAAACAATATCAAGCAAGACTTGATGCGGCACAGCAAAAGCGTGACGGTGTTCTCCGTTGGATGGATGCATATATGGACTACGGTATGATCCTTGATATTCCAGCATGGGTTTGTCGCTCGCCAGCAGGTAGAGAAAAGACCGGTATTAGTACATATCAAGATGCTGTTAATGCTTCTAAGTATAATAACGAATATTGGATGAAGCATCGTAACGGCAACTGTAAGTTCTTAAACGTTCTACAAGGCGAAACACACGACGAAGCAGATGACTGGTATTCACAGATGAAAGATTTTTGTGATCCTGCAAAGTATCCAGACAACCATTTTAATGGTTGGGCAATGGGTGGTCAGAACATGTGCGATGTACACTTGGTACTAAAAAGACTTGTAACACTGCACTTTGACGGTTTGCTTGAAAAAGGTGTGCATGATATAATGCACTTTCTAGGTACATCTAAACTAGAGTGGGCTTGTTTGCTTACTGACATTCAACGTGCTGTGCGGAAAAACTATAATGAAAACTTTACTATTACTTTTGACTGTGCTAGTCCTTTCTTGGCAACCGCGAATGGACAGATCTACATTCAGAACGAAACTGAGGACAGAAGCAAATGGACGTATCGTATGGTGCCGTCAGTTGACGATAAAAAATATGCTACAGATCAACGCTTGTTTAGAGACACTGTTATATCAGATGGGATATTTAAAAACTTTGAAGACTCACCGATTACTGCCGAACTCAAAGTATCAGACGTTTGCACTTATGCTCCTGGAGACCTAAATAAGATAGGTAAAGAAGGAAAGACTAGCTGGGACTCATTTAGTTATGCTATACAAATGGGTCATAACGTATGGAGTCATGTAAACGCTGTACAAGAAGCAAACAGACAATACGACAACGGTGTGATTCCTAAAATGTTAGTAGACGAAAAGTTTGATAGAATTCTGTTTAGAGATGTTGTAAATGAAATTTTTGCAATTACAGATAAAGACGAAGCCTTACAAAAAATAGATGAATACTCTAAATTTTGGATGGCTATACCTGGTACTAGAGGTGCAATTGGCAAAAAGACTGTAAATGCTAATACATTTTTTAATGCATTATTTGAAGTAGAAGAAGTTGTTGAACAAGAAGAAGACATCTTAGATGAAACTAAGTTGGAGGAACTAGTGGATGAGCAATTATGATTCAGAAGAAGACAAAATTCGTAACCGTATAGTTGAACTAGAAAAAAGACACAGAAAACTTGACAGTGACATAGAAATATTATATAATAATATTACTATATCAGAAGAAGTTCGTAGAATGAAAACTATGAAACTTTATCTAAAAGACGAAATTCATAAACTTAACTCTAAACTTGTACAATTAGGATTAGAATGAAAAGAGACTATGACACAGGCGAACATGACGATGTTATGTTCTTTACTGGAATTGAAGTAGAACGTACACCTGTTTATGGAAAGAAAACACTATTTGTAACTGGTGTTCAAAATATTGAAACAGTGTTTGAACATTTTGCAACACAAGAATGTGAACATATTTTCTTTGGTGCTAATCATTCATTTAGTCCAGGTACAAACTTTCCAGAAGATGCAGACACATGGGACGAATGGGAAGATATGATAATGTATTTTCTTGACAAAGGTATTCCTTGTACACTTGATGTGCCGCTCGATCATGCAGAAGCACTATTAGAAACTGGACTGGTTGAAACAGATCTGTTTATTCCGCAACTGCGTATTCCTATTCCCTACATTAAACAATTTGGTTACAATACTATGTTAAAGATTGATGACAAGGACTTTCGTGCAACCAATCCAGGTGTATGGTGTCACAGACTGCACAATCTAATGGACGATCAAAAGTTTACAGATTGGAGTGAATATGCTCTTGACAAACCTTTATAAAGAAAGTATATTAGTACTATGCAACAACGTGAATCATATTGGGACTATATGGGTCGTAGATTGAAAGAAGAACAAATGAACGATAATATTAACAACGCAATAACCGAAGCTCAACGAAGCATTTGGGTAACCTTTACAAAAGAAGGTGTACATATGTACCCAGGTGCAGACACTGACCCTAAATTAGCAACTGGCGATTGGGATGACGTATCATTCCTTGGTATTCCACATCGTCATATCTTTCACTTTCGTGTTCGTATTGAAGTATTTCATAACGATCGCGATATTGAATTCATTCAGTTTAAACGCTGGATGCAACGACTCTATGACGTTGAAGGCGTACTAGAGTTAAATCACAAGTCATGTGAGATGATTGCAGATGACTTGTATCAAGAAATCGCTGCAAAGTATCCCGGCCGCTTTGTAGAGATCAGCGTAGCTGAAGATAATGAAAATGGCTGTTCAATCTTTTATCCTAAACAATAATTAAAGGAAAAATACATTATGGCAATCGAATTCAATCGTGCAGCGTATACTAAAGTTTTTAACGACTTAGATGCTTATCGTGATTATTGTCGTTTCGAAGGCAAAGTCTTTAATGAAAAGGCTTTGTATAACAAGCATGACCAAAACTGGCAGGCTTATCAAAAATATCAAAATTACTTGCGTATGAAAAACCGCAATCAAACAAGAAAAAATTATAGCGGTAAAAGATAATGACTATTTACATTGTAGACATTGAGGCTGTAGATACACGTTACACTAAGCAATGGAAGGATCATCTTCCATTACAGCTTCAACGAGCTACAAATCAAAATGTAAAGGTTATTAGCGGTGGAGAAACGCCTCAAGCAACTACGCCTGGGGCATTTCTTAATTTTGGCGGAACTAACGTGTACAAGTCAAAACAACTTGAACAGATTGGTGAAATGTTTTGTAAAGGTGAAGTGAATGATGGAGATTATTTCCTATATACGGATGCGTGGAACCCAACTGTTATCCAGTTGCGCTACATGGCTGAGCTCCTTGGGGTCGACATTAGAGTCGGTGGTCTTTGGCATGCTGGTTCTTATGATCCTCATGATTTCCTTGGTAGGCTAATTGGCGATAAGCCTTGGGTACGTCATGCAGAACAATCTATGTATGAATGTTATGATGATAATTTTTATGCAACTGACTTTCATATAGATCTATTTGCTGAAAGTTTAGATATAGATGATGATAAAACTCATCGTGTAGGCTGGCCTATGGAGTATCTAAAGAACAGTTTAGATAGTTACAAAGGTATGGAAAAGCGTAATCTTATTCTCTTTCCACATCGTATTGCTCCTGAGAAGCAAGTTGATATTTTCCGTGATCTAGCAGAACAACTTCCTGAATACGAGTTTGTAGTTTGTCAAGAACGTGAGCTTACTAAGAATGAGTATCACAACTTGCTAGGCGAAGCTAAGATGGTGTTCTCTTCTAACTTACAAGAAACACTTGGTATTAGCTGGTATGAAGGTGCATTAGTAGATGCTATTCCTATGGTACCTGATAGACTGAGCTACAGTGAAATGGCACTGTCTGAATTTAAATATCCTAGTGTATGGACTGAAGACTTTGCAAGCTATCGCAAACACCGTGGAGAGGTAGTTTCACAAATTAGAGAATATATGGAAAACTATGAAGATTTTCTTGTAGCATTAGACAAGCAACGCACTAAACTAAACAAAGAATTCTTCAGTGGAGCAGTACTATATGACACAATCAAAAGATAATGATACAGATGTTGACATTGTAACTCTTACTGGTTCAGATTCTATCACACTATCTGACTTGATGGTAGAAACTATAGACCTTGATAATTTAGTTTACAAAGATTCAATGTATACTTCTAGTGCAGATAATACATTTGTTGTAGATATTAACGATGGCACATTCACACTTAACGATACAATATCATTAGATAGCACTATTGACGGTTTGACAAATATAACTTTCAATAAAGTTGAATTTGAAGACCATATGCCCTCTCCGGAAAAGCTCAAAAAAATGTGTATGCATTATCCTGCACTTGAAAAAGCATATGAAAATTTTAAAACTATCTATAAAATGGTAGATCAAGATTTCAAAGGTAATCATGAAGATGACGAAGACATTCCGTTTTAAATTTTTACAACTTTTAGAAAAAATAGGCCGCAAAAGAGTAATTATGGACAGGCACGAAAACGAGCCGTATCTAACACGTTACTATTTGTTCTTAAAAGATAGGAAATGGTTTCCTTTCAACATATTTTTACATAATTTTCATAAAGGAGATTTAGATGATTTACATGACCATCCTTGGCCTTTTATCACTTTTATCATTAAAGGTGGTTATTGGGAACACACGCCGAATGGTAGATTTTGGCGTAGCGCAGGCACGATACGGTTTGCCGGCTGTCATAGCCTTCATCGTGTTGAGCTTGAACCTGGCGTTGATGTATGGACTATATTCATCCCAGGTCCTAAATTAAGAGACTGGGGTTTTTTACGCAAAGGAGAATGGGTGCAACACGAACAGTACCTAAAAGAAAAATATGAAAATTAAAAAGCATTATTATGATTGGGCAGACATTGAACGTGCTTGCACAAATATTGTATTACAGATGTATAAAGACAACTGGCGGCCTGACTACATTGTAGGTATTACACGAGGCGGCAACATTCCTGCTACTATCCTTAGTAATATGTTAGGTGTACGTGGCGAAGCATTAAAGGTAAGTTTACGTGATAACTACGACGGTGAAGCAAGTGAAAGCAACTGTTGGATGGCAGAAGATGCTTTTGGCTATGTTCCTCTAGATGATCAAGAAACGTATAAAAGCCGTTGGGATATTAGTAGACGTAAAAACATTTTGATTGTTGATGATATTAACGACACTGGTGCTACGTTCAACTGGATAAAAGAAGATTGGAAATCTAGTTGTTTACCAAATTCAGAAAGTTGGAATACTGTATGGCACAGTAATGTTCGCTTTGCTACTATTACAGACAACTTGTCTAGTGACTTCGATGGCAAGGTAGATTATAGTGTACATGAAGTTAACAAAGCAGAAGAAGATGTTTGGTTAGTTTACCCTTGGGAGAACGTAAATGGATAACGCAAAACGAGAAGATAGATTACGATACTTGGCAGGCTTAGAAGACAGTATTAATCGTAAGATTGCTGATCTCAAAGAAGCACACGAAAATAAAGCAAAGGGTAATTTAATCTCAGGACTTCAAGCAGAAATACATGCACGAAGACGACAGGTAGTAAAACTTAAAAAAGAACTAGGAATAAAATAATGACTTATACCAGTGAAGAAAATCAGGAGTTAGTAGAAACAATTAAAGGTCCAAGATATTATCGTATACATATCTCAGGCTATGGTGGTGAAGCAGCATACATGAGTATTACGAAAGAAGCACACGACTTTTGGTCACAAGTTTGCGAAGAACACGGTGACAGTGATTTTGTTACCTATATGGTAGACGACAGTACGGACGAATGCGAGTTTGAAAACATTGATAGTGTTCCAACTGAAGCAGACTTTTTAACTAGTTACGGCAAAGATGATTACAAGTCATCCTGGTATGAGGCACCTACAGAATACGAACATCAATATGGTGCAGAGTTTGGTAGTGCATACATGGACATCGACGAAGTTGAGAATGCTGAATACAATGCTCCTTTTGTTCGTGAAGTTATGTCTCGTAAGGGTGTTCAAGAACTGTGTGACGAAATAGGCGACGAAACTGACTGGGAAGTTGAACTATACGATTCACAAGAATGCTATGCCGGTGAGGATGTGGATTATATTGCACAAATGTATTCTAGTGAAAAAGGTACATTCTTTGAAGGTGTAATCGAAACTGTTGGAGAGTTTGATCCTAAGAAACTAGAGTTTCATCTGAGCGAATATGATAACGGTGAAGAGACTATTACTTCGATTGTTTACGACGGTGTAGAAATAGACAACGAAGGTGGCGATACTAATGGAAAAGGTTACTATGCTTCTGTTTGGCAGAATGCGTAGTTATTTCAATAAAATTACTTAGGAAATCAAAATGTGTAGCAAGTTGTGAAAACAAATCTTTGTGCATAACCTCTGCTACCATTTCATATGATCCTATACCTATATCTTGATAGTATCGACGATTAATACCGTGTTTACTACCATAAGTAGGAAATACACCTGTAACAAACAAACAAGTGTCGCCAAGTTCCTTAGCAGTATAATCGGCAGGACGGTTCAGTTTTAAATATGCTTGTGCAAATGAATCTTCAGGTAAAAAGTCAGGACGGTCAATGTGATGTGCCAAAAGCATTACAACGTAAGCCTCTAAGTGTTCAGGTAAATTATAACCTGAAGTAGCTTGCGTTTCTTTTACTACATCATAAAATGCTACACGATATGCATCATTCATAAAGTATTTATGCTTGACTTTTAGGTTAACTTATGTTACTATTATAAAAATAAGGAAAACAATATGCGAACTGATACTTTAGAAGCAGCACAAAAAGAAGGTAGAGCTCCTTGGACTGACGTTGAATTAACGACTACAGATTTTGTTGTATTTAAAGATAAGTTTCCAGTGACTGAAGGACACATGTTAATTGTGCCAAAAACAAATACCATTGATAACGTAATGAAATGTTTTAAGTTTGCAGTTACAATGGGCGACGACAATGTTTATTCATCAAATAATGATATTACTGGATTTAATGTTGGCCTAAATATGGGAGATAGTGCAGGACAGACTTGCATGTATCCACACGTTCACTTAATCTTCAGACGGGATAATGATTGTCCGGATCCCGTAGGAGGAGTTAGAAATGTTATTCCGGGCAAAGGAAATTATAGGAAAGGATATGGAATTGCGTGAGCAAATGATAACCGCAGCTCGTAAACATGCTGAAGCAGAGTTAGAGTTGCATAAAACTAATATTGAAGTTTATATGCAGAAAGTAGTTGGTATTGGAGAGCACTCTGATATTATTGAAACTATACAAAAAGAGCTAGATAGTATGGCTGCTGCAAATGATAGATTAGATATGTTAGACAAGTATTTTGCATAAAATACTTGACATAAACCTAAATACATGGTACAATACTATTATGTCTTGTACCATGATATACGACATCCACGTCGATAACTCGGAGAACTAAATGAGCAAAGCAGAACAGATTAAAGCCCGTTTGCAAGATGCAAACATTCGCTATTGGGCAGGCGACAATATTTCAGAAGTCCTACAAAAGGGCGATAAAGAACAACTTATTGATGATGCTACAGTAGCATTTGAAAGTGTGCTTGATGCACTAGTAATTGATCGACACAATGATCCTAACTCACAAGGTACAGCAAGACGTCTTGCTAAGATGTACTTTAATGAGATCATGTCAGGACGTTATGATCCTATTCCAAGTGCAACAGCATTTCCAAATGACTCAGACGAACGCTACGAAGGTATGCTAGTTGTTCGTTCAGAACTAAAAAGTATGTGTAGTCACCATCATCAACCAGTAGGCGGTGTAGCATACATTGGTATTATTGCCGCAGACAAATTGATTGGCTTATCTAAATACACACGTATTGCACAGTGGTGCGCTCGCCGTGGTACGCTACAAGAAGAACTTGCAAATGATATTGCACGTGAGATTGCAAAGGCAACAGGTGCAGAACATTTAGGTGTATACATTCAAGCAACACATGGTTGCTGTGAGAATCGTGGCATTATGGCACATAGTTCACTTACACAGACAACTGTACTAAAAGGTGCATTTAAGGATGATGCAGGTACAAAGAAAGAATTCTTTGACAATATTAAACTACAGCAGGAGTTTAGTTGCTAATGGGTGATTATATTGCAGTGCGCATGGCACAAGTGTTTATTATAGCAGTGTTTATAATGGGCATGATAGGTTTAGGAATTGAATTGTATACAGGAAGGCTGCCATTATGAAACTAAGATATTCAGAAGCATTCTATAGTGTGCAAGGCGAAGGCAAATTTGTAGGAGTACCTAGTGTATTCTTGCGCACATTTGGTTGTAACTTCCGCTGTATGAACTTTGGACTAGGAAGAGATGAACCTAGTCGTGCAGTAAAAACACAAAATAAAATCAGACACAATCCTGAAGTTGCAGAACTAATTGCAAAGGATGTGCATAATACAACAGAAAAGTTTGAAGACTTGCCCATTATTCATACAGGCTGTGACACATATGCAAGTATCTATCCAGAATTTAAAGACTTCAACAAACTAGCAGAAGTAGACGAAGTTGTAGATCATTTGATTAGTTTGCTGCCAGAAGGCAAATGGACACAAGACAACGGGCAAGATATACATCTAATTCTTACAGGCGGTGAGCCATTACTTGCTTGGCAACGACTTTATGTAGAGTTGTTTGAACATCCTAAAATGAAGGACTTAAAAAATGTCACGTTTGAAACAAATAGCACACAATTTTTACACGACGATCTTAGAAACTATATCAATGCTACGAGCAGAATTAAATGGACTTTCTCATGTTCGCCTAAGCTCTCCGTTAGTGGAGAATCTTGGGAGGACGCTATCCGACCTGCTGTTGTTAGTGATTATTTTAGTCTTCGGAATTCTTCAGTCTATCTCAAATTTGTTGTTGCTGACAGTACAGATATTGATGAAGCCGGTAGGGCTGTTGATGCATATCGCAAAAACGGCATCGAGTGTCCAGTATATCTTATGCCGCTTGGAGGACGTTCTGAAGAGTATACGCTTAACGTACAAGAGGTGGCGAACGAATGTATGGCGAGAGGATGGCGTTTCACACCAAGATTACACATCAGCTTATTCGGAAATGCCTGGGGCACCTAAACAAAAATATAAAAATGAGCAGCATGAACGTGCTATGACTGCTCCTATAAATGCAAAAAAAGATGTTGAAAATCCTGAAGATCTTGCAAATAGGTTAAGAGAAAAAGGTTTAATATGAAAAAATTTATAAAAGATATTACTGGTATCAGTAAGAGAGAAAAAGAACTAGAAGAGCAGGAAATGGCTCTTCTTAAAAAGAAAGATCCTAAGGAATATGCTACTAGACGCAAAGAGCCTTGGGTAAATGTACTTGATGTTAAAGTAAACGAAGACAATGTTCGCAACGGATTCTTTGAGCTAGACTGGAACAAATACTTTATTCTACAACTTATTGAAGCAGGTTATGGTGTTGAAAATGATCCAGAAGAAGAAATTGTAGATCGTTGGTTCCGTGACATTGTGTATAATATGTTGCAAGAAGAAGGTATGGATACCGATAGGGGAGCAGGATACATCAATGTTGTACCATTAGACAAAGGAAAGAGTGAGGTTTCTTAATGTTGAAATATTTTAGTAGCAAGCATCCTACAAATGAATTTGCACCTACATGGCATATTCCTATGTATAATGAATTATTTAATTTCCAAGAATGCGGAGTTATACATGACTGGCTATTAGATAATAAAGACGAATTTTTGAAATACCCTGTGAATCCTGTAGGAGATACAGGATTAGCAGATAGTACAATTACTGCTAGGTTAGGCTCTTACAATTTATTTAACTATCGCGATCAGTGTGAATCTTTACAAACCCTATATAATTATTTACAAGCGTTGTATCTAGATTTTGTAACTAAAAAAGGTGCAGCGGTAAGAAATTGTAATATTATAGGATGGTTTAATATTTTAGAAAAAGGTGATAAAATAAAACCACATCATCATGGCGCAACCGCAGATACATATATAAGCGGAAATATGCATCTTAAGGATTATGATAGTTATACTTTATATGTTAGTCCATATGATAATCAAGTTGTATATCCCGATCCTAACAAAATGGGCAATGTGACACTTTTTCCAACATATTTAGAACACTGTACAACAGAGCATACGCAAGACGAACCAAGAGTAAGCATAGCATTTGATATCGTTTTACACAGAGAAGACGAAAACGGATTGTGTATACCTTTTATAAACGAAGATATATTGAAGAATATAACGGAAGAGAATGAATATGCTCGATGACTTAATGGTACAACAACAAGTAGAGTCAAAATGGCAGCATATGGTAGGAGTGATTTGTTTGAATCAAACAAATCGTAAACAAGTAAAAAGAGTTTTACCAGTCTTGTTCAGCGTGGCTCCAACACCTGTACATTTTTTAAACACAACAGAAAAAACTATAAAAAATATTATTCAACCACTAGGTATGTTGAATATTCGTTATAACCGTTTGAAACGTATGACAAAAGATTTCTTGACATGGGACGAGGAAGATGCTACAATGTTATATGGAATTGGGAAATACGGCAGTGACAGTTATCGCTTATTTTATAAAAATGAGATACCTGAAAATGTTGGAGACCATGAATTGAAACGTTATATAGACGAGGAACTAAATGGCAACTTATGTACTAGTTGATACTGCTAATACTTTCTTTAGAGCACGACACGTAGTACGTGGCGACTTAGATACTAAAGTAGGTATGGCACTACACATTACTCTTAACAGTGTAAAAAAAGCTTGGACAGACTTTAACGCAGATCATGTTGTGTTTTGTTTAGAAGGCCGCAGTTGGCGTAAAGATTATTACGAGCCATACAAGCGCAATCGTCAAGAAACTCGTGATGCAATGACTCCTGCACAGCAAGAAGAAGATACTGTGTTTTGGCAAATCTTTGACGAGTTTAAAGATTTCATCGGCGAAAAGACTAACTGTACAATGATACGTCATCCGCAACTAGAAGCAGACGATCTTATTGCAGGTTGGGTACAAGCACATCCCAATGACAATCACGTTATCATTTCTACTGACGGCGACTTTGCACAACTTATTGCACCTAACGTAAAACAATACAACGGTGTGAGTAATACTACAATTACACATGAAGGTTACTTTGATGACAAAGGCAAAGAAGTAATTGACAAGAAAACTAAAGAGCCTAAAGGTGCACCTAACCCGCAGTGGATGCTATTTGAGAAATGTATGCGTGGTGATACAAGTGATAATGTGTTTAGTGCATATCCAGGCGTTCGCAAGAAAGGTACAAAAAACAAGGTAGGATTACTTGAAGCATTTGAAGACAAAGATACAAAAGGTTTTAATTGGAATAATCTTATGCTACAGCGTTGGGTTGATCATAATGATATTGAGCACCGTGTTCTGGACGACTACAACCGCAATGTAACACTATGTGATTTGACTGCGCAACCTGCAGATATTAGAGAGATAATTAATACTACTATTGCAGAAGTAGAACCAAAGAATATATCACAAGTAGGTATGCGTCTTATGAAATTTTGTGCTAAGTGGGATATGCAACGTATTGCAGACCAGGCAGCATCTTTTGCAGAACCATTACAAGCGAGGTACCCTAAATGACTATAAAAGCAAAAACAATTCTAAAAGATAAATTTTGGATCGTAGAAGACGAAGGCACACGTTTAGGAACACTAAGCTGGGATGATGAACGTTACATGTTTTCAGAGCCATCTGGAACCTGCTTCTTTAACAACAAACGGCAGATGTCAAAAAAGTTTGGCAGTGATATAATTTTTGTAGGCATTGAAAAAGAAGAAACACAGAAAGAAGTTGAATATATTGTTCATGGTTTCCCTACAAGTGTATGTCCATACAATTCTATGTATGATGTAAAACGTAAATTGCCGTTGTTTACCAAAAGCGAAAAATCTAAAAGCAACTATTGTGCAGGATATTATATTATTAAATTTGACAAGGGTTGGGTTAAAAGTTTTTGTCCTAAACAAATTACAGTAGAACGTTACGATTACAAAGGTCCTTTTAAGACTGAAATTGAAATGCGTCAGGAGCTTAGCCTTGCCAACCGTTGAACCTTTAAACACTATTCCACTACAACAGTTTATTACACAAGTGAAAAGTGCTGAAAATAGTAGAGCCAAAGAAGTTAAGCTGGATATAAACACAGCTAAAAATCTTGCTTTTACTATTGGTATTGTAATGAGTAGACTACAAGGCGATCTAGAAAAACTTGTTTCCGAATCAAATACTAACTCAGATGAAGTAATTAACATTACAATGGACGGCAGTGGTTTTGAATAAACTGCTCATATAACTCTAAAAGAGATAAATATATACGTAGTTAATAGGATACGTATATATGAGTAGACCAAAGCCAAATATTCTTCTTGAGAAGGTAAACAGTAAAACATATAGAAGCGAACAAGTTTTACAAGCAGAAGCCATTTGGGCTGTATTTTATCAAGATGCACCCTTCAATTTAAAAAGCTCTAATGCTCTTACAAATTATCCTGGTCCAAAATATAAAAAGACTAGTTTTTCAAATCCTGGGCATGCACATAATCTAGCTAAAAAATTAAATGACATGTTCAACACAGACGAATTTGTTGTTTACAAACTCACAACAGGTGAAAAAGTTGAAGAATGAGTTGGAAAGAAGCATATACAAAAATATTTTTGAAAGAACTAGGACAATCTACTAGTGAAGCAAATATAAAAACGTATATGCCCCTCTGGTGGCAAAACACAAGAAATAAAGGCAAAGGTGGTTTACGTCTTACAGAAGAAGGTTTCAATGTATTAAAAAAAATCGATCTTGCTATATATGATATCCCTTATCCAAAAGAAATGCCACTTACTACACAAGTAATTATTTTTTTAGATCAATTCATAGACTGTCCTTATTATCTCACTAATAGAAGTATTAGTGTAACAAATGAAAAAAAGGCTGTTGAACTTACATTGTTTAGTGGTGATCTTAGAAAGTATGGGTTAGTCAAAGCGATGAAAAGGCAATCTAAAGAATGAGCGTATATAACGAATGGGATCAATTGAAAACAGTTGTTGTAGGAGTAGCAGATGGAGCAAAAATTCCTACAATGTCAAAAAGTTTACGCACTGTAAATTATGCAGACAAAAAGGATGTGTCTAATATAAAAATAGGCAATTATCCTAACCAAGTCATACAAGAAGCAAATGAAGATTTAGAAATATTATCAAGTTTTTTAAAAAATTTAAACATCAAAGTTGTCCGCCCAACTGTTACACAAGAAGTTGAATATTATAATTACTGTCCTAGAGATACAGTATTTGCATACGGTGACAGAAGGCTTGCTGCTCCAATGTCTCTCGAAGCACGTAAGAACGAATGGCGATATCTTTTACCTGCTGCTGCTCCTATATCAATACACAAGTATGGAACCTATGACGAAGATATGTACAATGAACTGTGTATAGGTAATCCTGATCAATTGGCTCTTACAGAAAAACATCCTATGTTTGACGCTGCAAATATTATCCGTGCAAACAACGATCTTTTGTACCTGGTTAGTAATACAGGCAACAAAGCAGGTGCACAAATGTTACAAGAATGGCTTAATAGAGAACATTCAGATGTACATGTCCATACACTAGAAGGTATATACAGCTATATTCATATAGATAGTACTATTGCGTTTTTGAGAGATGGCTTAATGCTATTAAATCCTGAAAGAATAAAATCAAAAGATCAGCTTCCGTTACCTTTCAGTAAATGGGAAGCAATTTGGTGCCCGGAGCCTACTGACATAGGACATTTTCCAGATTACTGTAATGCAAGTAAATGGATAAACATGAACTTGTTTAGCATAAATCCTAATTTAGTTGTGTTAGAGGAAAATCAGCACACACTTAGGAAAGAATTAGAAAAATATAATATAGAATGTGCAATGCTTCCTATGCGTCATCAAAGAACACTAGGCGGTGGATTTCATTGTGTAACATTGGATTTAGAGCGTGACATACACTAAAGGACATATATCTGCAAATTGGAGTGATGCTTATAAATCATTTCCTTATGTTAGGCAGCCGATTAAAGATTCAGAAATACAGGAATGGCGTAGCCAAGGATATACTCATGACTCTTTTTCGGGAGTAATGTACAGTCAATCAAATCAAGAAAATCAAATGCCAGAGTGGGTATACAATATATCAAATAAACTAAAACTTAAAAATCCAGGATTTGTATTTTATAAAATGTGTACACTAGAAATTATGCCTGTACACTCAGATCACTTTGAAACTTACTGTCGTATATTTAATCTGTATCGTGATGAAGTTTATAGAGCAATTGTTTTTTTAGAAGATTGGCAATCCGGACATTATTTTGAAATTGATAATATAGGAGTTGTAAATTGGTGTGCAGGAGATTACTACTTATGGAGCGGAGATACTCCTCACGCTGCAAGTAATATAGGAATATTGCCGAGATACACTCTACAAATAACAGGGACTAAATGATGCCTAATTTTATGGATAAGGTATATTATTTTAACTTTCCTTTTAAAATGAGGTCAAACAATAAGCTGTTAGGTAGGACAGCAAAATTATCATTGCCAAGTAAAGGTCCATATATCATTTCTACAGCACATAACAAATTAAATTTAGATGATTTGTTATCACATAGTAAGCTAAAAAAACTTTCAAGTACAGGACTTGACATATATCTATTTGAAGTTTTATCAACTTATAAATTAGTCGATGGACAAAAAGAGTGTAATAGATCATTTTATACAGAAACATTATATAACGAAGATGAACATAATAAATTATATAGTCATGAATTTGATGTCATACAACACCTTGCAGAAAGACTGGGTATTATTATAAATGTCTACACATGTGAAAGAAATGCTAGTCAGTTTTTTGGTTACAAATATAAAAATTTAAATATTTTTTGTTTTGACATATTTCTACAAACAATTATGAATACAAAAAAAGGAATACCGCCAAACAACTTAGGTATTACAAAGAAGTTTTGGTGTGCAAATTGGAGATATACTCTTGCAAGACATGCTGTTATGAGCTATTTGGCAAATAAAGACGGTAACTACAGCTGGCATTTCACAACACCAGAAATTGACGGCATTGACGTAGAAGAAAAATATCTAAGTGTGTTACACGAAGGTAACAAAGTACTTAATAAAGAAAAATTCTATTTAGATCAGATGGCAACTAAAACTAATGTATCGAACGATCACAGCGTTTACTATCCTAAAAATAAAAAATCTATGACAACAAAATATAATCCTGTTTTTTATGATTCGCTTGTTTCTTGCTTTGTAGGTATAATTACTGAAACTAGATTTGGACAACCACAAGCAAATTTTAGTGAAAAAGCATTACATCCTATCCGTTGTAGAAGACCTTTTGTGATAGTTGCACCACCTTTTACGCTACAGTATTTGAAAGAATTAGGATTCAAAACATTCGATAAATGGTGGGACGAAAGTTATGATTTAGAAACAGATCATTTCAAAAGGTTAGAAAAAATTTACGATCTAATAGATTATATTGACACATTAAATATAGAAGAAATGAAAGAAATACACCGAGAAATGGCAGATATTTTTGACCATAATTTACAAACTGTTGATTTCTATAGAAAAAATAATTTTCCTATTTTAAATTAATGGTTGACTTTATCTGTAATGATGTTATTATATATACATAGTTAGAAATTAGCACTGATAACACAAGAGGGAATACTTTCATGGATACTGCAACTCGTACAGTAACACCAAACAGCGCAAAAGCAAGCATTAGACATGCTCTTAAAAAGAAGCGTCCTATCTTCCTTTGGGGACCTCCAGGTATTGGTAAGTCCGATATTGTAAAGCAAATTACAGATGGACTTCCAAATTCACATTTGATCGATGTTCGTTTGAGTCTATGGGAACCTACTGATATCAAAGGCATTCCGTTTTTTGATAGCAATGCAGGTACAATGGCTTGGGCTCCTCCAAGTGAACTACCGTCAGATGAGTTTGCGGCACAGTATGATAACATTGTTCTTTTCTTAGACGAAATGAACTCTGCGGCACCTGCTGTACAGGCAGCGGCTTATCAACTTATTCTTAACCGTAAGGTTGGTACCTACAAACTGCCTGACAATGTGCTTATTGTTGCGGCAGGCAATCGTGACGCAGATAAGGGTGTTACATATCGTATGCCTGCTCCGCTGGCTAACCGCTTTATTCACTTAGAAATGGTTGTGTCATTTGATGACTGGTTTGAGTGGGCTGTAGATAACAAAATACATCAGGACGTTGTAGGTTTCTTACAATTTAGCAAAAAGGACTTGTATGACTTTGATCCAAAGTCCCCTTCACGTTCTTTTGCAACACCTCGTACATGGTCGTTTGTAAGCGAATTGCTTGAAGACGACATTGACGAAAACACTACTACTGATTTAGTTAGTGGTGCAGTTGGCGAAGGTTTGGCTGTCAAATTTATGGCTCACCGCAAGGTTGCGTCGAGCATGCCTAACCCAACTGATATTCTTGCAGGAAAAGTTAAAGAGATACAGTCACAAGAAATCAGTGCTATGTATTCCTTAACTGTATCTTTGTGCTACGAACTGAAAGAAGCTGATAACAAAGGCGACAAGAAGTTTGACGAGAAAGTTAACAACTTCCTGCGATTTGCAATGGACAATTTTGATACTGAGCTAGTTGTAATGGGCATTAAGCTCGCACTAACACAGTATGCATTGCCCATTGACCCTGACGAAGTAGAATGCTTTGATGAGTTCCACGATCGTTATGGTAAGTACATTAAGGCTGCTCAAGCGGCATAATGTTGAAAAGAACGGGTTCTTTTGAGCCCGTTCTTTATTTTTCTGGTTGACAATCCTATTAAATAGTGTTATACTATATGTATAGAAAATAGCAAAGTAGAGGGTAAAATGGTACTGCAAATGTCTACAGAAAAAACTGCTAGTAAACTAAAAAACTGGCAACCTGACCCCAATATCACTCCAGAACAATTAGAAGAAATGCGTGTTGAAGTTTATGACCGCATTATTGTTGCACGAGTAGGTTTGCTACTTAGGCATCCGTTTTTTGGTAATATGGCTACACGTTTGCAAATACTGGCAGCAGACGATTGGTTACCTACTGCCGCAGTAGACGGTCGTAACCTTTACTACAACACCCAGTTCTTTAATGCAATGACAAACAAAGAAATTGAATTTGTTATTGCACATGAAATATTACATATGGTTTTTGATCACTTAGAACGTCGCGGTGATCGTAATCCTATGCTCTACAATATTGCCGCAGACTACAAAGTTAATAACTTACTTGTAAGAGATCGTATTGGCGAAAAGCCTAGCATTGTAGACTGCTTTCAAGACTTTAAATACGATGCAGACACGTCAGAAGAAATTTACGATAAACTGTTTGAGCAAGCTAAAGAAGCTGGAAAAGAGTTACAAGAACTTCTTGATCAATTAGACAAAGAAGGTGAAATGCTAGACGAGCATCTTGATTCAGAAGATGCAGATGGGGAAGCTGATGGTGACAACGGCGAGGATAAAGACTCAAATGGTCACGGCACTAGTAGCAAAAGACCAAAGTATTCTAAAGAAGAACTTAAAAAGATCAAAGACGAAATAAAAGAAAACGTTTTGTCTAGTGCACAGGCAGCCGGCGCAGGTAATACTCCAGCAGGTGTTCAACGCATGATTCAAGAGCTCACTGAGCCTAAAATGAATTGGCGAGAAATCCTGCAACAACAAATTCAATCAATAATTAAAAGTGATTATACATTTATGCGTCCTTCACGCAAAGGCTGGCATACTGGAGCAGTTCTTCCAGGTATGAACTTTGACGAAACAATTGATGTATGTGTATGCATTGATATGTCAGGCTCTATTGGTAGTGCACAAGCAAAAATATTCCTTAGCGAAGTCAAAGGTATTATGGATCAGTACAAAGACTACAAAATCAAATTGTGGTGTTTTGATACTGCTGTATATAACGAGCAAGACTTTACAGCAGATGGTGGTGAGGATTTGACAGACTACGAAGTGTATGGTGGTGGTGGCACTGACTTTATGGTTAATTGGACTTATATGAAAGAAAATGATATCCAACCTAAAAAATTAATTATGTTTACAGACGGTTATGCTTGGGATAGCTGGGGTGATCCAGATTACTGTGAAACTGTTTTCGTAATTCATTCTAACGCAGATAAAAATTTGCAATCACCATTTGGCACTAGTGTCCATTACGACGAAGCGGCATGATAAAAAATAAAACTATCAATCCATTAGATGTATTAAGGATCAGAAGGTTAGATGTGGCTCCGCCGCATTTTGAATATGTAGATATACCTTCTACATATAATCTAGAAGGATCTTTAATAAAATGGATCAATAAAAATTGTAAAAAGAGATTTTACGTAGGCAAACGCCTTACGGTAAATTCTAAAAAAGAAAAAGGTATTTGTATATCTGTTGGATTTGAAGATAACAAGGAAATGAGTTATTTCATGTTAGCTTGTCCACATTTAAAGTACAACTAAATAAACTACGTATATATACTATATAGGAGATAAAAGTATGAGCGACGAAGTAGAAACTCAAGCAGTTAACGAAGGTACACAAGAAGCACCTGCTTCTACATCACCAGACTTAACAGTAAATGATTTACAAGCGTTAAAAAGTATTATTGATGTTGCAAGCCAGCGTGGCGCATTTAAGCCAAATGAAATGGTTGCAGTAGGCCAAACGTATCAAAAACTAGATACATTCCTAACTGCTGTAGCATCACAACAGCAACAGGCACCTGCTGCCTAAGGAGATAAAATGTTAAAACATGTAGGAAGATTAATTACGAACGGTCGTAAAGTAATTGTAGCATACAGAGTTGTACCTAACGAGCCAGAAAATTGCGTAATAGTTACAACAGAAAATCTAAATGCCGAAGATCACGATGCACTAATGAAAGTAGTAGAATCAGCTTCGGGCCAAGACAGCACTCATTTAGCTGATGCAATGGCAAGAACAACACTACCAGATGGTAGAAATATGCTTGCAAGTTTTCACAGAACAGGTAAAATGGTGAAACTAGAAACTAAGCAAATTGAAATGACTCCTACTACCAAAAGTGTTATTAATCTTGCAGAACTTAATCAAATTATTGCAGAGCAAGAAGGTGTTACAGTAGCAGAGTTGGCGCCGAAACCTGCTACAGGTGAAACTGCTAACGTAGTAGCAGAGGTTTCTGATGATACTGTTTTATCTAATGAAGACTTGGCTGCTCAATATCGTTCGCAAGCAGATGCACTATTCAAAGAAGCAAAGGCTCTTAGAGAACAAGCAGAAGAATTAGTGCCTACTAAGAAAAAAGCATCCAAAGCGAAGTCTCCAGAAAGTGCCTGATAAGCTCCCGCAAGAAATTATCAACCATTGGCCAGAAGTTTTCGAAGATATAGAAATAAAAGCTGTGCCTATTGAATATCTAAATTCTGCGGTTGTATATTTCGATAACGGTGATGTATGGGAAATTGATATTAAAGGTCCCGAATTTGATGATGCCGAAGAATCATTGAATGCTTTTTTTGAAGAATATGATGATGCAATTGTAAAAGTTGACTTCAAAATTGACTCGGAAAGAGTTGTTAAAGATGTAAAATCGCAAGTGCGATCATTTATAAAAAAAAGAAAATAATATCACCTGAATTAGATAAATATATTTAACAACAGAGTTCAGGAGTAATAGAATGGCATTACGTTTAAGACGTGGAACTGATGCAGAACGTCAGCTAATAACGCCGTTAGAAGGCGAATTAATTTATGCTACAGATACAAAATCACTTTATGTGGGTGACGGATCCACGTTAGGTGGCATACTTATTGCAGCATCTGGAGAAGTTTCTAACACAGTAGCAGGATTACTTGATACTGACATAGCAGGTTTGCAAGACGGCGATGTCCTTGTTTACAACTCATTAACTAACGAATGGAACAATAGACAGTCTGCGTTAGAACTAGATGACCTAACAGATCTTAGTGTCTCAAACTCAGAAAACTTTGATATCATTTCTTATGACGGTTTAAATTGGAAAAACATACGTATTGATTCACTTGCAAATAAAATCAATTCATTAACTACAATCGACGATATAACAGGCGTAGTTTTAGATAATCCAAAAAACTTTGATATTATGTACTATGACGGTACAGCATGGGCAAATACTCCTGCAACATCCCTTACAGATCGTATTTTATCGCAAGAACAAACACATACACTAACTATTGCAGGCAATGACAGCACAATTATTGTCGATCCTGTTACAAATACACATAGAGGTGATTTTTACGGTAGCCTTTATGATGGCTTAGGAAACTTAATGATTGATGAGTTTACTAAAGCAGCAATGGTAGACGTTAGAGATCCTACAGATACATATACAGTACTAGATAACTTTACTGGTGATTTGAGGCGCGGCGAAAACGGCCAAGTCATAATTCAAGGCGGTGCTACTCCTACATTTATTGGTAGTGTAGATGGTCCCATACGCGGAACAGTCGTTGGTCCAGATCTGAATGTCATACTAAATCATGATACTGCAACACTTTACGGTGATGTTGTTGGCTCTGTATTTGCAGATGATAGTGATATGATTATCGACGGAACTGCTGGCACAATCAAAGCACCTACATACCAATCTTCAACAAACATTGTAACATTTGGTAACAATGAAAATGCAAGTCAAAGCGTCATCAAAATTGACGCAGTCAACGAAAGAAGTCAATTAGACTTTATTAGAACAAGCGAAGCAGATCTAAGTGGTAATACAGCTTTAACATATGGAATGATTAGATTTACACGTGATGATGTAAATGGTCAATTAATTACAGGTATTATCCAAGCAAGAGAAAATGCAATACTTGTTGCATCAACTTCAACTGCCGATTTTGCGAATGGTGCAAACTACTACTCATGGAAAGATCAACAATTTGGTATAGGCACAATTAATCCTACAGCAACACTAGACGTTCAAGGTGCAATTAAACCTGGCGTTTATGCAGATGCAGCAACACGTGATGCTGCAATAACATCGCCTGTAGAAGGAATGCTTGCGTTTTTACAAGATACTCAAAAATTTGTAGGCTATGTAAGTGACACAGGTTTAGCCGGCGGCGGCGTCTCAAACTCCACAGCAGGATGGATAGACTTATATTAATACATAAGATAAAAAAACGCCCGTTGGGCGTTTTTTTATGACTAAATTTTTTTTGCCTACTTCTTTGCAGCGTCTTCTGCTTCAATTGTAGCTTTTAATTCTGCTATCATTTCCTCGGCCATCTCAACAGTACGCATTGCTATCCTATGCGGCGTATTTGGAAATAAAAACGGAAAAAAGGCATGAATATAACCTGTAATAGGATTAAGTAATCCCCAAGAGGAAATTTTAATCGCATACCACATATGCTTAAAATAGCCACTACGGACTTCTCTAAGATGTTCAGTGTTCACTAACCATCCATACTTGCCTAAATCTCCAAACTTCATTTTACGCCTCGTGATGACTAAATGTTTGCTCTACTAAACTTGCTAGTTTTTTTGCACAATACATAGATGAATCGTTTAATAAAAACGGAAAAATTCCGTGAATTGTGCTTGTAACAAATACTGCGGCAGACCATATGATCATATTAAGCCCTATTTTTAAATGTCCGAAATAATTGCCGCCTGCTCCTTCTTTATGAAGATGTGCTGTAAGTGTTGTCATTGTAATCTCCTTTTTATACTTTATATTTATTCATTTAGTTATGATACATAACTAAATTGTGATGTCGATAAAGTTAAACCAATTAGTACTGCCATGTTTAATATTAGTATGCGGTAATAAATGTAGTAAATATTCTGTCTTAAATGCACTCCAAAATATTCCATTTTCGTCG